CACCATCTAAAAAATAATTCAATGCGGGGAGAATAATAATATGTGGAATATGGATACAATAGAATGGTTAGATATAGAACTTACTAGTTTTTGTAATATTGAGTGCAAAGGTTGTTTGCGAGTTATATCTAAACACGCTGATGATCTTATCAATAAAGAATATCTTACAATAGAAACTATACGTGAAAAATTTAAAAAAGAATTATTTCCTAGTATTAAAATTGTAAACTTTTGTGGCAGTATAGACGAACCAACAAGTCATCCACAGTTCTTTGATATTATACGCCATTTTGCTGATTGGAATACGCACATCAATATTGCAACAAACGGTAGTTTGCGAACTACTAACTGGTGGACTGAGTTAGCAGGTATTTTACCAAGTAGCCATAATGTTACTTGGGGAATTGACGGCAGTGATGAACTAAGTGAAGTATATCGTCAGGGTAGTAATTTCAAAAAAGTCGAACAAAACTATCGAGCTTTCAATGCAGCAGGTGGCAAAAGTGTATGGCAGTTTATCGTGTTCGAACATAACCAACATCAGTTGGAGGAAGCCAAAAGCAAAGCCACGAATGAGGGTTTTAAAAACTTCAAAACTATTATTAGTCATCGTAAAGACACTACTGGAAATGTAAAAGCAGCAAATACAGAGAAGATTGATACTGCACAAGAAATTCCTTATGTAAGTTGTAAGTATGGAAATCAAAAACGAATTTTTATAAACCATACAGGTGATGTTATTCCTTGTTGTCATCTAAATGCAAAGACATTGGAGTATGGCGTAAGTGGTAATACCAAAGATAGTTATGAGACATTACTTAGAGATACTGATTATAAAAATTCAATTAACTTGAATAATGTAAGTGTTGAAGATGCTATAAGTAGCGATGTATGGCAAGGTATAGTTAATAGTTGGGATAGTGATAATCCTGTGCCTCGCTGTATGCAAGTATGCAAACAGATGAAGCGTGATACATTTATTAAAGAGGACTTATAGATTATGAGCGAAGATTTGAAATGGTCTGATTACGACTTTACAAAAATACCATTTGACGATATCGTACAGGTTGGACAACGTACTCTATTATATAGAGACTTGTTCACTGTTAGTTGGCTTTTGGGTAGGTTCTGTAACTATAATTGTAGTTATTGTTGGCCATATGCCAGAAGCAACAGAAAAGATCATAGACCTACCGAACTATGCCTAGCAACTATAGATGAAATTAAGAGGCAAGCACGTGATAACAGTTTTAATAGTTTCCATTTTTCTTTGTCTGGCGGTGAGCCTACTTTTCATCCAGGATACTTGGATATTTTGCAGCATTTGGCTGATGATGTTGATAACACTAATTATACCTCTGTACATATGACTTCAAATATGTCGCGTAATATGAAATGGTTCGAAAACTATGTAGAAAAAGTAAAACCATTTCATAGAGCAAGTGCAACTGCTAGTTTACATACTGAACATCTTAATACTAGAGATAAAATGCAAGAATTCGCAGACAAATTAGTATTGTGTCAAGAAAACGATGTTCAAATAACTGTTAATATGGTTATGGTTCCAGACTGGTTTGACAGAGATTGGGATAATGCATTGTTTTTCCACGAACAAGGAATCAATGTAACTTTAAAACCACAATCCGATCCAACAGCAAGTCGAGTAGTTGACGGGTATACTGAGGAACAAATGGAGCGTTTATGGAATGGTATGCCTCAACTTGCGTATACTGAAGTGAAACGTAAGTGGTCAAATAGACCAAAGGCAAACTTTGATGTACCTGAGTATGCAATTGGTCAAAATGATAAAAGCGTACCGTGGCATATGCAAGTAGAGTTTACTGATTCAAAAGGCAAAAAATGGTATATGGATCAGGCAGAACGTTTTAATGCATTTAACTTTAATAACTTTGAAGGCTGGAGTTGTAACAGTGGGTATCAAGGTATTATTATAAGAGAACCTGATGGTAGTATTAAGCGTTCATATAGTTGTGCTGACCAACCGTTGGGATATATAGAAAGTGGATTTAAACTATTTGATAAGCCTATGCCATGTATCAGTAAGAGTTGTGTGTCAAGTGCTGATAGTAAAATACCTAAACAAAAGATATAAAAAAAGCACCTTACGGTGCTTTTCTTTTATACTGCCATCGGCGCTCGAATAGTATCATATGGATCATAATCTACTATTTCAAAATCATTCATTTTAAAATCGAATATAGAACTTACATCACGTTTTATTACTAACTTTGGAAAGGCTACTGGTTCGCGCTGTAGTTGCTCCTCAACCGCCTTTAAATGATTAGTATATATATGCCCATCGCCTGTAACGTGAAAAAATTCTCCTACACTAAATTTACAAACATGTGCAATCATATGTGTCAACAATGAATAACTTGCAATGTTAAAAGGTACGCCTAAAAATAAATCTGCACTACGTTGATATAAACTACAGCTTAGTTTTCCTTCATTGCTCACATAAAATTGTGACATAACATGGCATGGCGGTAGTGCCATTTTATCTAAGTCACTAACATTCCAAGAATTTAAAATATGCCTACGTGATTGTGGGTTACTTTTAATACCATCTATGAGATTGGTAATTTGATCTATGCCATTCCAATTTCGCCATTGTACTCCATATACTGGACCTAAATCTTTGTTTGTGTCGCTATTGTAATGTCCTAATGCAACGCCTTGCGCGTCTGCATTTGCAGTCCAAATAGTTTTCTTACCAATTAGTTCATCTCTAGGTTTACCGTAATGAATTTCGGCAAGTCTACGTTCATTCATTGAGCCTTCTAAAAACCAAAGTAATTCACTTAGAACTGATTTAAATGGTACACGTTTTGTTGTGAGTAGAGGAAATCCGTTACTAAGATCATATCGAATTGTATTCATGAATATAGAAAGTGTACCTATACCGGTACGTTCGTTTTTCCGTTCTTCGCCTTTGTGCATTACAGTATGTAGTAAATCTAGGTATTCTTCTTCTTCATAGTTTAGCATTTATTTGTCGTTGTCCTTGTAACTTTGAAAATGTTGTTTTAAAATTTCTTTTACACTTTTTACTACACTTTCACGTAAGTTTGGGATATCAAGTAATATTTCAACATCGTCAATTGCTTCGAAATTCTTTGCCATATCTGCCCAACTAAACTCACCACTAAGTGGCAATGGGGTTAACAAGTCATCGCCGGTTAGTGTTACCTGGTGACCATTTGTCATTGTTACTTGAATACCTTTAATGAATGAAGATGGAATGCTAATTGGAACCACTTCTTCCATTATTCTATCAAATTCGCCTTCTCTATCAAATTCCATGCATTTTCCTAACTTAGATGTCCACGTTCTTTCATAACATCAATATGTTCAAGTGATGCCAAGATTACCGCCGCCGCCTTTATTAATTCTCTTTCAAAATCTTTAGAATTTGGTGGAGTAAGCATAGTTGCACGTTTAGTTTCTTGTGCCAAATAATAAGATGTTATTGCAATCCAATCATTTGGAGAGTTTTTCGCATCATATTCGCTGCCCGCTAAATCATATTGGCGAACACGTTCTTGTTCAATTCTACTTAGAATGCTACTACGCTTACTATTAACAGACATTATGTTGCTAACTTCCTTGGACGTCCACGTTTTTTAGGAACATCTGGGACTGCAGATGTTTCTACTGACACTTTCGCCTTCGCTTTAACTGTTTTAGGCTTCAGACTAGAATCATACGTGTATGCCTCTTGTCTTTTTGCTTCTGCTTCAGATGCCAATAGGTTTGCTTGTACCAAAAGATTTTGTGCAATTTGTTTATTTTCATCTTGTTTAGATAATTTAACATTTGAATCAATACGTGATTCTTGTGGCTCTACATTTTCCACTGTTGTGTCTTCTGTAGAATTCATTGCGTCATTGATCTCGTTCAATGGTACATTTGTTTGTGTATTTGGAGTCATAATAATCTGATTTGTTGGAATCTTTGAAAGATGTCCTTCAGAATGAAGTGTGTCTAGCATTACTTTGCCGTGCCAAAATACTTTACGTGAAAGAACTTCATATAGATTATTAGTTGATTGGCCTTCATTTGACTCAATTGCTTCCATATACGAATCATGATAGCGGTCAGGCAATGTATCACTATACACTGCCAACGCACTATCTGGTTCATCTGGGAGAGACATAAAAACAACACTTAAACGCTGTCCTGTTCCTGCATGTCTACCAACGTGTTTGATGAAAGGTGCCCGGGCCATATTATGACTCCGATGTTTCCGCTGCAGGTGTTTCAGTTTCACCTGCTGTTTCAGCCGATGCTGCACTTAGTGATTGTACGTGATCTACAAATGCTTTAACACGGTTTGCAGTATTTCCTACTGCTGAAAGTTCACCTGCTTGAAATGCTCCACGCTTTGATGCTAGATCAATAATTGCATATACATTAACAAGATCGTTAACTGTAACTGCTGGTGTTTCTGTAGGTGCCACAGCAGTATCTGCTTCAACTTCTGGTGCTTGAGTTTCTTCTGACATATTAAGTTTCTCCTATTTGTCAATTTATTATATATAATATGAATAAACTCTTATTCATACTACGATTATACTACATTACGTGATTGATGTCAAGTGCTTTTATGCAACCATATTAACAAATTCGTCTGGCCATTTTAGATATTTTAACCAAATTTCATGCTTTATATGTAATGTAAAATTTTTACTTCCATACATTTGATAGAAGTTGGGTTTATCTGGCATAACTTTGGGAACAATATTTGAATTATTTCCTTTACTGTGATTGCATTTTTTGCATGCACTTACAATATTATGCCAATTAGTTCTGCCGCCCTTGCTTTTTGGTAAGATATGATCAAGTGTTAAATCTGTCTTATTAAATGTATTATAACAATACTGGCAAGTATATCTATCACGTATAAAGACATTTGATCGACAGAAATTAATCGTTCCCGACTGTGGCATATATTCCCTCACACAAATAACACTTGGTACTTGCATACTATGATTAACTGAATGTACAGTCCAATCATGCCATTCAAGTACATTTATTTTATCTAACCATATAAGCTTTATACTCTCTTGCCAAGACAAAGTAGATAACGGCGTCACACTTAAAGGTGCGCCATTAGCATTTAATAATAGTGTATCATTGCTCATAATTATATTTATACTTGTATTTTATTACGATTCGTAATATGTATATTCACCGAATGGTGGAATGATATGCTGTGACCCATGAATAACAAACAATGTATCACAGTATGCAGGATTCCCCCACGAACCAAATGGCATGCCATCGGTAAACATGATGAACTTGTCTGGTTCGATTTGATTTTCATCCATGAAGTTCCAGTTACAAGCAAAGTCTGTGCCACCACAGCCAATAATTTCATACTCTTTTAATTCTTCTGCATTCATAGGTGTAAATTCTTTAAATGATTCAGCATATACTTGTGTATCAAATGTCCAGATTTTTAAACGAAAGTCCTGAAACTGTTGCATAATGCCATAGATTTCACCTAAGAAATCTTGTATCATTGTTTTAGATATAGAACCGGAAACATCAATACCGATTGCAGCATCAACCATAACCTCATTGTCCATACCTGGTAGATATATACCCATACTACGTGATTTGCGAGATTGACGCATCCATGTAAAGTCTGATTTTTGTGAACTTTGAATACTTAGATTAATAAACTCACGCCAATCCATTTTGGGCTCAGTCATATCTTTAATCATACGTTTGATATCACCGGGTAGATTACCAGCACCGGATGCTTGTGCAGCCTGTAACACAGCCTGTTTCATCTGATCTTTTATTTCTTTTGCTTCTTCTTTAGAGATTTTGATGGGCGCATTGCGACCAGTGGGATCATTTTTGCCATCACCGTTACCATCACCGTCACCGAACATATGTTCATCAAGTGTATCAGTATCACTAAAATCTTTGCCGTTTTCTTGCTGTTGCAATAGATCACGATAGATTTCTTCTGTATATGATTTATAATACTTGCGGTCATATAGGGCTTGTTTTGGCATTGTGCCAATTTTTGCTTCTACTGTTGCCTGGTTAACTTTATAATCAGCAGCAATATTCCATAATTTTGCATCACGTTCATTTTCTGCAAAGTCCATTAGCCGACTACCGATACCGCAGTGATCATACACACAATGAAATACTTCGTGTCCAACAATAAAGTCAATCTCTTCTGGTGTCATAGTGCGGAAGAAATCTGAGTTATAATAGAAGTGCTTGCCATCTACCGCAGCAGTTGGGCACCATTCTGCTTCCACTAGTTTTAAACGTGTAGCGAGTGTGCCAAAGAACGGATGTTTAATCAACAGGCGCACACGGCCAGAGACAATCATTTCTTTGACTTCTTTATCGGTGTATTCGAATACTACCGGTTCGTCTGAATTTTCATCAACTTCAATGCCATTTTCTTTTAATAGATCATCAAATATTGAATTGAAATCGTCTTCAGTAGTAATTTTTTCTGGTTCGATTCGCATACGATACACCTTTTCATCTATTTCAACATTAATATAACATCTACTATATAGATTGTCAAGAAAAAAGGCGCCTAAGCGCCCTTTTTTATTAATTAATTATTATGAGCATCAATGATTAGTTTACCATATTTTTTGAAAAACTTTTCAATGCAAGGAACTTTACGAGGTTCAAGTGGCAATTTATAAACTTTTAATGCAGTACGCCCACCAAGTACGGTCATTTCTGTTTCGAAATTATCCATCATAAAGTTAAAAAAGTTATCTGCCATTTTGTATAACTCGTCCATTTTTTCCTTACCATTACGATCCAAGAAGTCTTTGAGTTCGTAACAAAGTGAAGCAGTAAGTGAGAACATAGCAGAGATTTCACGTGCCTCTGGTGTTAATGTAGTAACTTTACCATTTAAGATATCTGTTGGATTAGGAAGTTTTCCTGCTACTGCACGGTGAGCCATAAATTTAGTAGCAATGCCATCGCCAATTGTACCTGCAATCAAATCGTGCAAGCGACTATCTGAAATTTGCTCACCTTCCATTGGAAGCATTTGTGATACAAACGTCCATGAACGAGGAGTAGCAAATGCACGTGATGCAGTGCGAGGATCAAAGTTCATTAGATCCATCTTGTTTGCAGTAACATAGCCTACAACCTCAGCATCTATATTGTTTTGCAAAGCCCATGTCTGCCAATCTTCGAAATCCGTAGTCATTTCAAGATGAACAAATCGGTTAGCAAGTGCAGTAGGCATACGATATGCGACACCACGATCACTTTCGCGGTTACCGGCTGCTACAATGTTAACATTATCTGGGAGACGATATTTGCCCAAGCGGCGGTTCAGAATCAACTGATACGCTGCAGCCTGTACAGACTGAGGTGCTTGATTCATTTCATCAAGAAATAACGTGATACATTCGAATTGATCAGCAAGTTCTTGAGTAGGAAGATCAGCAGGCGGAAGCCATTCCATCAATCCTGTTTCTATATTCGGTACTGGGATACCACGCAAGTCAGTGGGTTCCATAAGAGCAAGACGCATATCAATCATATAGCCTGAACGATCTTGTGTGATTGAGTCAACAATCTCAGATTTGCCAATACCCGGAGGACCCCAAATAAAGACCGGACGCTTACGATTCATAGCGTAATTAATTTCGTAGCGTATATCACTTGGGCGAACTAAACGTACATCTAAATCTGCGGTTGAAACATTTGCAATTGCCATGATGATTCTCTTTCTCTGTTGATTACTTAGATAGTATAGCGTTAATAGATATGAATGTCAAGTATTTAAATATCACTTTCTACAATATCCGCGGCTTTATCGAAATATTTACTATATGTTTCTCCGTCTAGAATGACTTGATATTTTTCAAACAGGTCACTATCGACAAAGTTCCAATTAATAGAGCCATCTGGATTTTGGTTTTCACTAGTGAGGTTGACCATATCATTGTAAAAATTGTCAAACATGTGATTCTCCTTCTATCTGATTACTATTAACTTATACAGTGATTCGTTTAATTTGTCAAGTTTTATTTTGAAAATGTTGTTAATATCCATAGTTTGCTGCAATAATAACATGCTGCATAAGGTTTTTCTTTTGTGACTTTAATAGTAAACAACGGGTGGTCAGTATTATCACAATACCCTTGCCAAGGGTCATGTAATAATATTTTTTCTTTTTGTTGGATAAGATTATTACGTCTGGCTTGGCGTTCTACTTTTTCTTGCTCAGTAAGACCAAATCTTTTTTTACGTATCATTTTATCTCCCACGTAATTATAATAGTCATTTTGGCATATATTTTTTATTTTGAATCCAAAGATCGAAATCTCCAGATAATAATGTAAACTCTGCAGCCAAAGATTCTTCAAAAATAATAAGTTTACCGTGCCGCAGATAGTAAGGAGAAATCATATATCTATCTAGTTCTATAACTTGTGAGCCAGTTTCGCCTTTTTTAGTAGAATATAATGTGATATTATAGGTATCAAAATGTTTGGACATAATATCTTTGCCCATAGTTGTTAACCTAAAATTTGATGTTTGATTAGTATCACTAATAAAAATATCATATAATTTAAATTCTTTTCTACCTGTGCATTTACCTTTTGTATTAGCATTCAGATATGTTAGTAGTTCATTTTTGGTCATTTTACTAGTAAGTTACTTGGGAGATAACTTTTGTCCTTTATCTAGCATGTAAACTTCAAAATCATCACACTTAAATAAATCATTTAATTTTTCTGCTAAATTATAAGCATGCCCCGGATTTGAGAATGAACACTTTTTATATTTAGGTCCTGGAAAATTAATCAGACTATTTAATGAACGCAGGTTTATTGCCTCGCCTTTATAGAAAACAGCATATATTGCCGATGCCTTAAGTACTTGTTCACTTCTATATGTTTTAGAATCAGTATATTCTAATATTATCGTAGGTTTAGGTCTAGCCATTGTATTGATATGCCCCTATTATTTTTTTAGTTGTTACATATATTTATCTAAAAACGTAATTATGTCTATATATAATGCAAAAAGCGCCCACTAGTGGACGCTTTTTTATATGTTATATTAACACTGTTATTATGACGTAGCGTTATTTTCTGCTTCATCTAATACTTTATTGAATTCACGAAGTCGTTTAATAACAGATTGGAAGTCAACAATTGTTGTCCATCTATCGATAAAGAATGTCAATGCACCTTCTACTCTACCAAACGCATTAAGTACTTGAATTAGAACACCGAATGTAATTAATTGTGCAAAGTAACTTGGCGCTAATACTACAATAGCAACATTTCCTGCTAGTAGTGAGAAGCCTGTTTGCCAAATACCAAATCCCATATAGTAATTAAACAGACGATAGTAATTGCGTTTAATTGATGCAAACATTGGAAACAGATCGGCAGTTAAACGCTCATTGAAATCATCTTCACTGTGTACAAGTTTTTTACGAAACTTTGCCTCAACAACTTGATTTTTATATTCCAAACCAGGTAATTTAATACCCAGCAAGAATGATAGTAGCGTTCCGCCAATACTCATTATTAATGCTGCCCATACTAGGAATCCAGGAATTATTTGTCCATTCCATACAGGAAGACCTTCACTGAGTGTCCACAGTACTGGTAAGAAAGCAGCAAGAATGAAAATCTTGTTGACGAAACCAGTAAATAGTGACTGTAATGTTTTACCAAAGATCATTAAATCTTCTTGGATACGCTGTGAACCACCTTCAATTTTTGCTGTAGAACTTTCCCAACGGGTTAAGTAATATTTTGTATTTGCTTCTCTCCATCGAAAAGTAAAGCGTTGCGTTTGCCATGTAGCATATGTTGCCATTGGAACATATATAAGTAATATTTCTAAGAAACTTGGAACGGTAGTCGTTTCATCCATACGAAATGAAATAAATTCCCATAATCTAACTGGATTAAAACTCCAGAATAATTCCCAAAATCTTGCTTCCTGTAGTGTTTGTATTGCATCGTAGAACTCTCTGTTCCACGCATTATAATAAACTAGTATCTGAACATTGTACCAGCCAACAAATAAAAGCCAAGCAAGCATTAGCCAAGCATATAAAAATTCTGCTGGAGTCCAAAAGAAACTCTTTAGCATTTGGTAGTCCTCCTATATAGCATCCTGTCCTTATAGTGGATCGAGTGATGCTGTTGATAAACCCCAAAAGTTAACGTAGTTTGTTGCTAGTTTAATTAATCCTGGCTTTACTTGAAAGTCATTTGGTTTCAACCAATACATTGTTTGATTTGGGATTTGTATGAACAGTTTTCTTACTTCTGGGTCGTCTACCCCCAATTCTTCTAACAAGCCCAATAGATTACTAGCAGTACGATATGCGCCAGATTCTGCTTGTTTTGGGTGCATCATATTGATAAACTGTTCTGGTGTGCCTGGCCCATGGATACCGAACCAAACATCACCAATTAAATATCTTCTATCACCACCTAAAAACATAAGACCGCAGGCACTTGCACATACTGTTTTATTTTTTAAATGATCTATTTCTAATTCGTCACCTATTTTTCCAGGTAAATATATTACTTTTCCATCTGCGTTCATTACCTGTGTATCACGTACAACTGTAACAACATTACGCAATTTAAAATGTGCAGCGATACATGAACCTTCTGCAAGATTACCACCGGGACTTTCTAATATAACAGTGAAGTCCATTGGCATATCAGGAACAATACGATCACAGTCGCCTGACCCGACACTCCCTGTCAATGTATACAGAAAATCATCTATCTTAGTGAAAGATAGATGTTCTTCTTCTTTACTTAATTCTGCCGCTTTAGTTGCTATATCATTAAGTCTTTTAAATTCTACCATATAATCTTCAACATATTGTTTTACTTGTATACCACCTAAGAACAAAACTGCTAATGTTAAGATTAAATATACAGGGTTAGATATAGTATTTTTTATTACTTTATAAATCCATGTTGATTTTATAACTGTTATTATTATTCCACGTGCCTTATTTAAATATTTCATACACTATATCCTTAATTCTATAGTCTATTTATCTAAATAATATCAATTCCAATTATCTGTTTCGGTATCGCCGCTGTTGTTGTTTTGTTGTTGCATTTTTTTCATTTCGCGTTCAAATTCTTCTTTAGATATGCACTCTATAGTTTTGTACATTTTGTATTCTAGACTCATTGTGTGACCACCACTTGGTGTTTGCAAATATTGTGAGTACTCTTGGCATCTCTCCATACTAGGATATGGTACAAATTGGTACAATGGTTGTCCCAATGGGACTTGAAATAATGACACAACAAAGTGTCCAATAATCATTACTGCGCTAAATTCGGGCATTAAATTTTCCTCCATCAAATATGACTGTTTCTGGTGTTTTATTTGTATCTTTCAACTCTAATAAAAGTAAAGATAATTCTGTTTGTAGTTTAATAGCATCTTCCATACTCATACGAATTTGTGCATCTTTTCTAACTGCTGCTTTATTAACAGACATTAGAAAACTTTTTATTTGGTTATAATCATTCATTTGTTAATTCTAGCAATTTCTGCTTCCAGTTGTGTCTTTGTTTTAAATGGTCCGATATATTCATATGTATCTAAGGTTTCACGTTTTACACAATATGCATTTCTCCACACGCCAGTGAAATGTAATCCATAATATCCTGCTGCATATATCACTTTTGATTTTTCTGTTTTAGTATAAACTGGTATACCTTTATCATCTTTAGATTTATTATACGCACGATGCTTGCTAGGATAACCTTCAACTTCATCTATATCTTTCCCATATTCTACACTTTCAATTTTTTTGACTTGTTTAGATTCTAGTATCTTACTCCCGAACCTTGAAGTTAGAGCATCGAGGCTAAGGGTTTCAAATCCATCCTCTCTGATGATTACTTCAAAGTCGGAAGACTCTGTCTTGCGAATAAGACCAAGTTTTATTCCTGCATCTTCAACAATCCAGAATTTATCTTTTACAATTTCAACTGTATACATCTGTTAATATTTTGTATGTTTCTTCCCATCCAGATACTTTATGGGTTCTACCTACACCTTTTTTCTTAATTGCTTGTGCTATTGTGTAATCATTGCCACCATCAAAAATAGCATCACCGAAGAATATCAGTGTGTCAGTCTTTGTAAAATCTTTGAGTATTTGGCTTTTATCTGAACCAGTAGGAGCAATATCGATTCCAGTTTCACCTCCTACGGTAGCAGTTATACCTTCAAATTCATCATCATTATAATTAATATACAATGCCATGTTATCACGTTCATTGTATTGCTTATCCCATTTTACATATTCTGCACGTTGTTCAGCATTGGCGCCTCGCCCTACAATTGAGAAATTAACCATACCTGGACGTTCTTCAATATGAGTACCAGTAAGATGCGGAAACTGTGTATTCTCTAACCAGTATCTCAATGTTTGGTGTGCTGGAACTTGTATCTTCCAAGGGTTGTTATGTACGTTAACCCCTTTCTCCCATACAGAGTTTCCATTACAGTTATAAGAACGTGCTACACTGTTGAATAGCATATCACCAACTTGTTCAATAGTCTTTGGCGCATCACTGCCTGTTGCCAAGTATACTGAATTAGACTTTGAAAACTTCAACATAAATTTTAGAAAAGAAGGATTAATTCTGTCTCTACTTGGAGTCAGTGTACCATCTACATCAAAAATATATTTAATCATGTGGGTATGCTTTATTAAGAATTGCAGCCATCTCGTCAGGCGCTTTTGCTAGATTTTGTAAGTCCCATTCGCCACACCAGCGTAAGAAATTAATACCCACGCCTGCTTTTGTCTTTGGTATACTACGTTCAGCAATAGTTTCAATAAACTTTACTTTAAGATCGTGTGGCTGTGCAGTAAGATCAATTAACTTTTTATTACGCTCATACATATCACGAACGGTATGTTCTTCACCATTATGATCTGTCCAACGCTGTAACATAAAGTTATTCCAATTAAAACCGCCTGTATTACGATCTTCATATGCTTCAATCATACCAATTTTATTCTTAGTGCCTTTCTTACGACAACCAGGATACGCACTAAAGATATTATCACTTGTATCACCGCGAATACATTTCTCAAACAGTAACCATTCGGGATCAGGTGCTGGTAGTACCTCTTTAGTCTTCTTATCTTTGATGGGAGTGCGTTTCTTATCATCCTTAAAAAAGCCATCTGGTGTGATGATACGATTTTGTACACCATCGTATATAGTTACATTGTCACATATTAACTGTTGATAATCACTATCGCTACTGATAATAACGTGATGATCATTGGGATGTGATTCAATGAACAGAGCAATCATGTCATCTGCTTCTGCTTCTGGGTTCTGCAACAATGTGCAATTAGTACGTTCATCTAGGAACTTAATCATACTATCATACGCACCAAACATAATAGCGTCTTCTTCTTGCTCCCGCTCACTCTTTGCTTGTTGGGCGACCCTACGCTGCGCCTTATAGGGGGTATAGAAGTCTTTACGCCAACTACGCCCTTCTAAACAAAACACTGCATGGTCTGCGTTAAACATATTATAACACATCTTTACACTTGACATCATAATGTGAAAGGACATACCAATTTTAGTATCTATATCAGCACCGCGATGTGTTACATGCTTTGCACGATGATACATATTAAGACTGTCAACGAGAATGAAAGTAGCCATTATTACCTCTGTTTTTAATTATGATTCTATAATAGATGATTTGAATACTAATGTCAAGAGTATTCTGTATTCCCATCATCATTTTTTAAACGCTGGATGATTAGACCTTCTTTACTAGAAGAATCAACACTTTTTGTAATACCTTCACTGTCTTCAAGCCCTTCCATTACAATATTTTGACATAAATCATTGAACCAATTGTCAACTATTTCATCAGGTTCTACACCCTCATAACCACTATTGGCAAGATATTCGACAAAGTGTTCATTGAAATCTAGTTCAAAATATCCTGCACTTGGTGATGTGGGATCCATTTCTAAACTTACAACACGTATATATGGCTCTTCATTTAAAGTTGCAGATGCCTTATTGAATTCATCAGTTGAAATTTCGTTATGCTTTAGTTTATAATCCAATAGTTTTCTTGCTTTGGCGCCATCGTCTGTAATTTTTTCAATAATATATTTTTCTTTACTTTTTGCATCCATAAGCATTGTTATGAACCAGTCTTTAACTTTACTCATGATATTAATACTCCACTGTTTGTTGTAGATATTGTATTTCAACTAGTTTTGCACTTCGGTCATCATTAAATCCATCGTTTAGTCTATACGACACACCTTGCTTATACAATTTGACATTTAGTTTATTCATATTGTTTACCAACGTGTTTAGTTCCTTAATCATTTCTTCTACTTTTGGATCTTTCATAATTTTTTCCTAATATTCTCAAGTTGCTCTTCCGACACAATACCACTATTATATTTTGCAACTTCTTCAAGTCCCCCAGGCATTTCCGAATAAAGAAATGTGGAGTCTGGGTGTAAATCTCCATCCTCTTTCCATGCAGAGTTCCGCCACTTCTTGTACGTTGAGGGAATATTCCTCACTGCGTCCGCCCATTGGCATAAGATATACTGGACATTCCAGCCCGGCATCCCGGTATTGCTGAACAGCCCTAGTAACTTCATCAACATCGCTTCTATCAGCAACAACAAACTTAAGGTAAACGTCACTATCATCCAAAATGTTATATTCGCAAGCAATATTAGGCTTAATAGCGTCATCCCAAGACTCGCCCGAAACGGATAGTTTTGGTGAACAACTAAAAGTGACTTGAAGTCTATCATTATAGTTGAAATAGTTGAATAGTTCATCGTATAGATGCTGCGTAGTGTTGGTTTCGAAAGTGACATTTTTTAAATCCTGCATACGTGGGTGTTGAAATAATTCTACATATAATTTTTGCCAAGCAAGTAAAGGTTCGCCACCTGTTAAAATTAGATGAATATCCTGTCCATTATCTTGTGTCCATTTGCCTTCCGGCGTCAATGACAATAAATGTTCTACAACTTCATCAATCGTTTTATCAAATACAAGGTGTTTAAATTCTGGATATATACTGGCATATGTATCGCATCCAGTATGTATAATAGGCAAGTCCTCAAACTTTTCTACTTTTTCATGTACCCCATCTTTGATAAGTTGTTCAACTTCTGGATTGTAACGAGTCTTTTCTCTATCTTTATTTAGTCCGAAGTTTTGACAGCGAAAGTTACATCCAAATGTGCGTAGAAATACACTAGGCACTCCTACAAACTTGCCTTCACCTTGTACGCTATAAAACGCTTCTGAATATCTTAGTTTCATTAGCAACTAAACTCCTGTTGTAGTTTAATGTTATCCATAAATTCTTGTTTAACGTGCGGATTATTAAAGAATGATCCTTTAAGTACTGTAGTTTGTGTGAGTGAACTATGTGCCATAATACCACGGTTCTCACAGCATCCATGTGTTGCTTGAATATAAACACCAACATCGCCTGAACCAGTAGCATTTCGAATTTCTCTGTTTATATCCATAGCAAGTTCCTCTTGAAGTGTTCCTCGCCGCGCACACCATTGTGCAATACGGGTATATTTGCTTAGACCAATTAACGTGTCTGCTGCAATAATACCAATATATGCTACACCTTTAACAGGCTGATGATGGTGTGAGCATACACTTGTTAGTTCACTTCGAACTACAAGCATACCTTCATACCGCTCATTTGTAATGTTATCAGGTTCATTTGGGAATGCAGTTGCAGGCGGCGCCGGGTTATAGCGACCCGACATAAGTTCATGTACATACATCTTTGCTAAACGCCTACCAGTATCTATACTGTTGGGATCTGTATGTCTGTCAATCAATAAACTGTCCAATACATCCTCAAATTTAAGTGTAAGTTCATCGATTAGTTTATCTTTTTCGCCTTCATTGATGTATTGGCTAATATTATCTCCAGCCCAGTACCTAGCACCTGCTGCATTAATTCGTTTACGTATCTCGTCGGAAGTCTTTGTCATATACTATGTTCCTTTCTATATTATATTACTACAAATACGTCATTATGTCAAGTATTATTATTTAGGTAAATTATCATGTCATCTCCGGAATAAAAACTTTTAACTCTATTACTTTCTTCTACCAGTATAGGTTGAATATCAGTGTTCATCTTCATTTGTTTATGAATATATGCTTTGATATTTTCTATATTCTTTTTTGTTGAATCTAAAGAAGTTGTCCATTCGCTTGGATACTTAAATTGGTCACTCCACATTTCACTGTATGATAATCTGTCGGGTACCATTGGTACACTGCCAACCACAATGCCTTCGTACATTGATATACCCAATGTTTCTTGTAAGTTAGCACTGAATACCATCTTTGATCTGCTTAGTAAGTCGTGGTAATCTGGTTTGGACAATTCAAGTTCCTGACATTTGATGAACTTATATTCGGGCATTTGTTCAGCAATATAATCAAAAACCTCTGGCTGTTTCTCTGGTGCGATACGATGTGGGAATAGTATTATGTCCTCTTTCGCTTTATTATTTTTATATGCACCAAGATCAGTTTCGATATACTCCATCGGCCAACCCACTTGTCTAATAGAGTGAAGTAGTTGCCTGTCGATGTCACGATCATTATCCCAAAACGTATTTGTAAAGAGATCAATATGAAAGCGAGTAGCAAAAAAGTTATCATTGTAACAATCGTACATTGACATTTCTGCTTTTCGAACCCATGAGGCATCACCAATTAAGCGACCTAGAAAATCTTGGGGATCATAGCTTCCAGCATGCCATAAGCCACCTATACGGATTTTTATCCCAAGTAATTCTGCCATATATTTCAACTGGATAACAGTGGGATTCCACGCATCGGTATAAAGAAAGTAATCACCATCGCGGATTTTACCATCACAGAACAATTTCGCTATTTGTTCTAACTGTGCGCTCTTATAGATATTTGTACCACCAAAGTTAAGAAATGCACCAGGCGTAGTTGCTGCCGGGATATCAGTTGGACCTTCAATCACAGTAACATCAATGCTGTTGCTTCGTAACAAAGTGGGAAGATGTGTTTTCCACTGCTTAGTGTAGCGTGTTTCGACACTCTCCAAATCTATAAGATATAACATTCTTTTTGCCCTTTTAATGAATGTTCAGATATTCTAGTACTAGTATCCAAACCAGATACCACTATCCATTACCAAATTTGGTAATGGAATTCGTTTAGATGTTGTATTCAATCAATGCTCCGTTTTCACCATCTTCAGAGATTTCAATTTTTACATCTCGTTCTGGATATTTTTCGGAAATATTATCGAATAAATCATCTGCCATCATTTCACAAGATTTATAATCTAGTGAAAGTACTTCTAGGCTATATAGTCTTTCAAGCCAACGTTTGAATTGAATAAATTCAATATCTCTATCGTTGTGTGTTACTTTTATTGCTACACGAAAATGGAAGATATGACGGTGTGGAACTCCTAAGAATGACACATCATCCCATCCACCAGTTGCAAGATTGGGATCATCCGCCGCGGCTGGATAGCAATGGATGCCTTCTTTTTGGAAGGTTACCCAAATCCAACGATTGGCTGTTGCTTTTTGATTTTTCTGTTGTTCTGTCATGTTTACTTTCCTTGTTTCGTCCAGCATATAATTATAGTAACTACCCATTGTCTCCAAGTTCCCGCTCTAACTCATATATTTCTTGTTTCATTTTAAGTTTTTCTGCTTTCAGTCGAGAAACATCCATATGTAATTTATACTCTTCTATGATACGGCTGTCAAGTTTTCTATGCCTAATTCGCAATGCGTCTAATCTTGCTTGTTTCTTTTCGGGTGTCATTATAATCCTCCTTATCTGAATAGTTCCGTAACCCCTACCGGAGTATCGTACTCTTTTTTCTTTCCTTTGACAGCATCTACATATTCTTCTGTTTTGACGCCAGCCTCTTCAAACTCCATAAAGTCTGGAGTAGTTGAGATATTTTGAACACGCGACCCTTCGCACTTACGTAGGAATGCTTTATAATTAGTAAGCATATTCATTGGATCTTTTGTATTAGGGTCAAACAATACTTCAACAAACTTTGCAAAATATAAAACTCTATCCGGAACTACATCTGATAGTGTATTTGTTTTTCCCAAATTCATTGTGTTAATATCAATCTTGTCCCTTAGCATTTCATACTCATGGTCGAATCTACGAATTGCATCTTGCATACCACGTATATGATATTCTGCATTATGTGCTTGAATAAGAATATATGAAAGGGTATCCCAACTTGATTTTGCTTCTTTTTTATTACGATTCAACATTCCAGCCTGCATATAATTAATATCTCTCATATTCAGTCTAGAACCAATTTCCCCTTCATACAACCAGGGCTGGGCTTCATCAGTAATATCTTGGCGCCAGTTTAACTTCTTAGTTTTATAACTCCACGCATTTGAATTCAAGTCGGGATAATCATATGCTAATCCCTTTGCCGCTGTAATATATGGTGACGCAGCATCAAAGGATATAGTTAGATTTGAATTAACATGTTTTCGTAGTTGCCGTTGAATTGCAGTCAACATTGCGCCCCACGGGAGAACACTGATACCAAGAGTATGAATCCAAACATCTGATTGGTCTTCTTGCCCAAGAAGCCCGTCATCGCGTAAACGAATTAATCTGCGTAATAGTAGTTCTGCATCACCTGCGTGGTCACCAGCCATAGCAAATCCTTCGAAGGCTCTATCGCCGTATACCGATTTATCATTGAAGTGTTTAACTTGTTGGTACCACTTTTCACTGGTATCCCAACTACTTCCGTGCAACGTATTCAGAAATTTTGTCTTTCCTGGAATTCTATTATTAATAAAGTATTCATGATTAAAAATAGTTTTTTCTACACATTCATCCCAGTTTTTAATACCATTCTTTTCACGATATTGTGGAAGGCAACTCCATCCCGGAACATCAAGTGTCATAGAGTAATCACAATATTCTTCTAGCCAACGCATAATGCCGTGCCTAGTATCAGCCCAATCACCTTCTTTGTCATAGAAAGTAGTCCAGTCAAGTTTCCAAGCACCTGTACCAATTTGATACCCACCAGAATCTCCTACTAGAATTGTTGTATCTCGGTCTCTGTTAACAACCATACCATCTTCAATTTTAGATTTTTCTAAATCTAATTCAGCATGACCAGCAGAATAAAGACCATGTGAATAATACACATAGCCTTTATCTTTGTCAAAAATATTTAAGCCCTCTAGTCCGTGTTCAAACCCTTGCGGTATACGCTCGGGTGGAAACATATCTGTTGTTTCACAATAATGTTGTGAAATTTTACGAACATAGAAGCTAGAGATAGCAGGTAAGAAAACTGCATATCCACTACTAATATTGTTTTTGCCTAAATCTTTAACCATTTTTATTAATTGCCTGATTTCGCTGGTAAGATGTATTCGTATAGTCCCATACCGGAATCTACATGAATTGCCATTGCTCCTTGATCTGAAATTTTAATACTCATAGACGAAGTATCACCTAGTTTTAAAATTGTTAGAACTGTTGATAGTGGAAAACTCCAACCTGTGCTAAGTTTACCTTCTACATTTGCGGCAAACTTCAAACTTAATTTATCGGTTGATGCATCGCCGATATGAAACATCAAGTCATTACCTTCAGTTTTTACTGTAAACAATGGATCGTATGCACCTAGAATACCTGCAAATGTTTGTAAATCTTTAACCGCTTTGGATGAAGGCATCACCTCAACATCCCATTTTGCACCTTTAAAGTTTGCTGTTTTGATTTGAGCATCAACTAATTCACTTACAATAACACGATAAGTTGAATCAAATACTCCTTTCATTGAAAACCCTAGTTCAGATGGAACTACTTCTCCATTGCGTTCTGTAGTTCCCACCGTGATATCAGCGCCAATACGATCACCATTTTCATTTTGATTCTCATATGACAGATAACCATTAAGAACTCCCAAACGTCCCATACCAAATTTGCCATTAAATTCGTCTACACGTTTGTGCATTTTAGCACGAAGTACAACTGTTCGGTCGTCATCCATAGCATCTAGCGTTGTACTTGTATCATCTGTTGTTACTTTTACTGCTTGGATGATACCAAGTGAGTGTGTGTGTTTTACTATATCTTTTAAAATGTCACGCATTGCGTTCTCCAATTTGATTTATATAAATTTATCTTATCACAATTCAAACAATCTGTCAATAGTGTAATTGCTTGTTTTGTATTTTTCTAATCTTAGAAAGTCCATGATACACCAGCAGTTACCGAATTACTTGTATCATAGTTTGATATATTTCGATTAAATCCTACCATTAAATTTAATTTATCGTTGATAGATTCATTAATATCCAAGTCAATCCTAGTAGTATCATATTCATCAAAGTCTTTACGTACACTTACTTTGATTTCGTCATAGTCAATGTTAAAACCAAGTGTTGCATAATTATATACATCACTCTTAGTTTTATAATCTAGAACTGCGAGTGCATTACCAATTTCGGTATAACCTTGTGTTTTCCTGTGTCCGAGTGTGTAACCAAAGAACGGACGAACATTACCAGTTTCTTTTTCTAACATAAAACTTGCATAATTGTCAATTGATGTAGTTTCGCCGGATGCTGCATAGTCGCCAACTGTTCTAAAATATGAAATATCAGATGTTGTATGATTAAATGATGTGGTTAATTTTGCATCATTGTTATCAAATGATTTACCAATATCAATTTTATATGCGTGTGTTTTCATACTACCATTACTATCACTTCCTGTCATAGTGGTATTAACTTCATTATACTCTACGCCAATCAACATATTATCATTACTTGAAATATCTTCAATTCCAATGCTATACACATTCGTATTTGCATTATAGCCATTATTCATCTCATGATCTGTTTTTGTAAAAGTGATGCCATTATTAATATCCATATTTCTATGAATGTCAATGCCTAACAATTGTTCTACCTGGTCAACTCTACCAACAACCGATTCAATATCACTAGATGTTCTGACAATATCATTTCGCACGATTGTTGTGGTAGTTGTATCTCCGTCTGTTACTACCTCTGAACCATCATCATATGTTTCTGTAGTACGAACAAATGAATTTGTTGTGATATTCATTGGGGTTGTTACTACTGTAATAGTTTCTTTGGAAATAGTTTGTAAGTTATTATCAACTGTGGAATCATGTTTTATGATATTTGATGTTAGTACTGGTAACGTAGTGCTTTGTGTTTCAGTTATTGATGAAATAGTTTCATTGGATGTATCTGTGATAATAGGTTCTGGTAAAGCCATTACTCGCATAATACCAAACCCCATCGCCCTTATATCCATTACTGCAAACTCAACTACCTCTTCCGCCACTTCTTCCACTTCTGCCGCTGCTACCCGGGCTACTTCTGCCGCTGCTACACGTGCGGCCTCTTCTGCAGCCGCTACCCGCGCCGCCTCTTCTGCAGCCGCTACCCGCGCCGCCTCTTCCGCTGCCGCTACACGTGCTGCTTCCTCCGCTGCCGCTACACGTGCCGCCTCTTCCGCAGCCGCTACACGTGCCGCCTCTTCCGCAGCCGCTACACGTGCCGCCTCTTCTGCCGCTGCTACACGTGCTGCTTCCTCCGCTGCTATACGTGCGGCTTCCTCTTCCGATGCTACACGTGCCGCCTCTTCCGCTGCCGCTACCCGCGCTGCCTCTTCTGCCGCTGCTACACGCGCTGCCTCTTCCGCTGCCGCTACACGCGCTGCCTCTTCCGCTGCCGCTACACGTGCGGCCTCTTCTGCCGCTGCTACACGCGCAGCCTCTTCTGCTGCCGCTACACGTGCTGCTTCTTCCGCTGCCGCTACCCGTGCTGCTTCCTCTTCTGCTGCCGCTACACGTGCTGCTTCTTCCGCTGCCGCTACCCGTGCTGCTTCCTCTTCTGCTGCCGCTACACGCGCTGCTTCTTCCGCTGCCGCTACCCGTGCTGCTTCCTCCGCTGCCGCTTCACGTTCAGGTGCTGATATTGCTGCTTCAGTTGCGGTTCCAATATCTTCCACCACCCAATCATTATCTGCATCTCCGCCTGATCCCTCAGAATTTTCAATTGCATCAAAGATAGTTTCGCCTAAAATGTATGCATAATTTACTGAAAGAATATCGCCCAAGACAACATTAGTCCAATTCCAACTGATACCAATTATATCATCGCCGGTCCCATATGGAATCTCTTCACCGTCAGCATTTTCATATTTTGAACCATCAAACGCATCTGCATTTGTTGTCCATGATTGGATACCTGCTGTTGTGTTAGTATCTGTTGTGTATAATCCTAGCGCATATTTTGAAACATTTGCTTCACTAATGACTATGTTAGTTTCTGGAATACCAGAGTATCCTAGTACATTTTCAGTTGCACTTGTATCTCCTGGTGTGCCCTGTGAATCTGGATCAATAAACTTTCCATAACTCACTGATTCTGCATCAGACCCAGCAGTTATAGTTGTTGTAACATCAATGTAAGATTTATTATCTTCTAGTTTAAAGACATTTTTAACACTCCACGTGGAATCATCGTGTTCAACATCACCGCTCCATTCCAACTTATCAGTTTCATTTGAAAGTCCATCAGAGTCTACTATATCAGTTGTATATACTGACCAGTTATTATTTTTGTAATTGTCGCCGTCCACCATAAGTGCTTGCCCATCGAATGGTGCACCGGGTGTTAGATAGTCATAGTTATTATCAAATGATCCTGTACCTGTGGGATCAAACAATATACCAGGAGTTTGGCTGTCGCCACTACCAAATGTACCAGATTCTTTATTGATACCAGTTTTAATCCATTGATTTTGTAGTGTACCGTCATTATCTGCTTGCATATAACTAGTATCAGCGATAGCTGTGGAACACAGTAACATTGTTAATGTACTGGCCATCGTTATTTTATTGCTTGACATATTTATTAGCATTTTTAAACCTTTCGGAAATGATTCTATCTATGATTATTTTATATCAGATACCGAAAAATATGTCAAGTGTTTTATTCAAATAAATCGTTAAAAATGCAACTTTCTTCCACCTTTTCTTTTCTTGGATTTGCTGTGGATGGATTATCTACCCAATAGATTGTATTGGGCGGCAAGAATCCATGTATAAACCAAGCGTTACCGAATGGTGGAGATCCTCCTCCAGTAAAATCAACACGATTGTTATATACCAGTGCCGACATACCATACTCCATAAACATCTTACCACGTGCTGAGCCTTGAAAACTTGCTACTGGTAGGAATAGAGCAAACGGCTTACCCAAATCATAACAATGTCTAATAAACTTATCTTTCAGTGAGTAGGGTGGATTTGTGATTACTCCATCGTGTACGTCACTTGGCACACATTCAAAGAAATCTTTGCCAAGACTTGGTACAATATTGTAACCAAACTTGGTAAACCCTTCTACGATAAGACCTGACTTTCCGCTTGTTGCTTCATAGTAAGTCGCATCTTTATCTAAGTACTTCAATAATGGTTCTACGCTATCAGGCGGAGTGTAACATTCATCTGATGCAGCGTTTCTGCCTAAATTTCTTACTAATTCTAGGTGTGTTTTCTTAGCCATTATAATTCTCCATTAGAATGAAAATAAACTTTCAAATTGTTCACTAGCATTTGCAGCACTCAAATCCCACTTTAAAACACCAATCAAGTTATCAATTTTTTTATCAATGATTGCCACTTCCATTAGTTCGTGGTCAAACGGCAGATCCTGAAACCATTGTGGGATGCGAGGTTCATCAATGGGATATGCGATGCTTGTCATTTTCATTGGATTATCACGGAGTTTGCATACGATAGTTTTCATGCCATCTGTTATCTCAACTGAATATCTATCGCTATTCATTTCACGTAGCGTATTCCAATTTAATGCTGCACTGACATGACCTGGCAAACGTGGCTTTTCCAGTTTATTTTCTGAACTTCGTAATTTGAAATCTGCATTTTTTGCACGTTTGTATTTGGCAACATCATTCTTAAACTTAGTTAAGTTATTGACACGCTTGGGAGTACCTTTTTCCCAACCAGGCTTTCCACGGAACTCTTTTTTGAATTCTTTAACCATGTTAACGATATCATCTTGTACACCGCCCGTTAGAACTTTAACAAGACATTCGCTAAGAAAGTTTTGCATGTAATCAGGAGTGTCACTCCGCTTCAAGTCAAGTCCCATTGCTTTTACTTTGCCGGGTTTGCCATTGATATCACGCCGTACGCCATCATCGTCATATATAAGCATAGCATATCTTTTCTTCTTAATAAAGATAGCCATAGTTGCCAAGTTTTCACGACCAGCAGCAATGATTTCACCTTGATTGCGAGGACAATTAAAGAACTCTTTCATAAAATCTGGAAAACTGGCATTAACTTGATTAGCGATTTCATCATACATCGTAAGGGCAATTTCTTTGTCCCATTCGATCTCTCCATTATCAATCTCTTTTTGATATGATGGATACATTGAATAGTAGATAGAGTCCGTATCGCCATAAATTATAGACTTACCTTTATAATCATACGTGCCGTCAATAACTTCATTAGTTTTTGCACCCATGTGCCGTGTGATACAACGACCAGACAGTGTGGTTGACTGGCCGATACGTTTATCATAAAATCTACAACCTTGATTTAGAATCGCACCATACAAACTATTCAAGTTAATCTTTTTAACTAATTGTCGTTTGTCCCAGAACGCAATCTCTTCGTCTGTCCCACCGTTTTCTCTAACTTCACGCATATTTTTTTGAAGAACTTTACGTTCGGCATACCAACGTTCTAATAGACTGGGAATAATACCTTGGACATCTTGTTTAAAAACTGTACCATTAGCACTTATAGCCCATGGAAGACCTGAGTTATATACTAAGTCAAATGCTTCTGCACCTGATAATTCGTGCACTTCTCCATTTTCCATGTCTAAGTTCATAATATTTGTTTTATCTTTTTCATTTAAGAAGCGAAACTCCTCAGTTGAAAATGTATCCTCCCAAGCCTGCGCAGCACCAAATCCTTTGTTCTTACTGCCACGTCCAGCCTTGATACGATTTTGTATCATTTCTTCTGTGTAATCTTGGCGGAGTTGTGCAGTAATAGTTTCAGGTGACATGTTTAATGCACGAATGATACTGGGATATAGTGAATTAATATCAATGCCTGCAACCCACTTCTGTATACCAGTTTGAGGATTAGCAACAAACGCTCCTGCTGCTTTTTGTGCTTCTGCAGCCGCTTCTTCTTCTAGTGTTGGCTCATAATCTTCATCTTCGACATCCCAACTACGTTTCTTTCTATCGGGAACAACCATTCCTCGTCTGTGTGCTTCATTAATAATTGCTTGTTCGGTAACAGCCACAGCACCCATCGTAGTTTGGATATTAACAGTGTTGTCGTGTGCAATTTCATTTGCCAGATCAATAAATCTCAGTTTTTTGTCTAAATTATCAAGTAATGCAACGTCTTGTCTATTGTATTCTATAAACTTATAAAAATCTTGATTATACAGTTGGTCTAGTGTGCCTTCATACGCAATTTTACGTTCATTAAGTTCATACTCGCCAATAGCATCAAGTGAGTATGAATGCATTTCATGATATGTATACTTACGATACAATTCTAGATAATCTAGATGAATGCGCCCACTCAATATATAACTAATTTGTTCTTTGCCATATTTAATAATAGTCTTTGCTTTTGGAAGAAGATCCCACAAGCATAACTTACGAGTATGTGATTTACTTAAAACTCGAATAATACGGTTTACTATATATGGAATGTCAAAACCTTCGCTGTTCCATCCGCTAAGAACATCTGCATCTTCTATTAATGTTAAGAAGTCGTTTAATAAGTCTGCTTCGCTTAGATACAGAAATGTATCTGGGAATTTATCACATAGACGCTGTGCTTCTACTAAACCTTCGCCATCCCTCATATGCTCTGGTGGCATAACAAATGTAACAAGTTGGTCTGTCCATTGTAAATGTACCGTAATTGCAGTGATAGGCATGAACGGATCTTCAGGTGGGGCAAATCCTTTAGTAGCATCAAAATCAACCTCAATGTCGAAAAACGCTACATTCAATTTTGGTGAATCTAAGTTTAAATAATTTTCAGCAAGACATCTAACCTCTGGTTTAATGTCACTTTCATATATCTTTTTATCACTACAAAGTCGCAATTCCTTGTGCATATCTTTGAGTCTTTTAACCTTCACCTGGCGAACTTTCTCTCCATGAATACTAGTATGTGACCCCCTATCGTCCCGCACATAGAATGTACGCCACGCAGGGAAGTCTTGGTAGATACGTTTGCCATCTTTGCGTTCAACGACTTGTACAATATCTTTATCTTTGTTGTAGTATGCGTCTACATAGCTCATTTATAGTGTGCGCCCCACAGTCTCAAGTACGGTTTCTACATCTTCAAAGTCTTGCTTTGCACCCTGTAGATTTGCTTTGTGTGCCAGTGAGATGGCTTTATTGAGTACGGCAGGTTTAATATCAAGTTCTTCGGCAATTGCCTTAACTGTATCACGTAACCCACCTTTAAGGTCGTCTACTTCCTGAAGAACAGAGCATCCTTCGTCTACCAATTGCTTTAGTTTTGCTTTTTCTTCGCTTGTGATTGAACCTAGTGACATATAATAATCTCCTAATTAGATATAAAAAATGGAGTTCTATGAGAACTCCATTTAATATAGCATAGTATTGTTAGACTGTCAATAGAATATTTTATTTTTTATTTACTTTATTAATTGCAGATTTCATTATATCATCTGCTTTTTTTTCTGTTGATTCTAAGTGTCTCCCAGTTGCTTTTGTATAAGGGTCTTTTGTATAAGCGTCCTGCGCCCCTTTAACAAAGGCTTTAGCTGTAGAAATAGCTGGTCCTATTTTTCTTGCTACATTAGCTGCTTTGGCTGCTTTACCAACGCCTTTAGCAACGCCTTTAGCAACGCCCCCTGTAGCCGCTCTACCTGCAGCACCTGCAACCGCTCTGCCTACTAATCCAAGTAAAGGCGCTACTAAAGGCACTTCATTTAGTTTGCCTTCTTTTAACGCACCCATTGCAAATTTAGCAACCTTAATTAATCCTGCGCGACTGTTAAGCATTTTTTCAATCTTTGCTTTGTTAGCATCGTTTACGTTAGCATATACCTGTGTTATAGCCGATGCTGTGAACATGTCTACTTTTGAAGAACCGTCATCAAACTTAATTGATTTTGCTTGCCTGTCATCTACAATACTTTGTAGTTGGTCTATCACTGATGCTTTCGCTTCATTAACTGACTCTGCCATAACAACATCATAACCAATGCGCTTTAGTTCATCGGCTAGTTTTGCAGCTTCTTCTTTTGAAGCTGGTTCTAATTCAGTAATCAATGATTTAGATGCGTCACTATGCTGACCAACGGTCATGTATGAACCAATCAGTCCACGACCTTGATCTTCTTCTGGGAACAACGCAATCACATCACCCTCGGGGAATTTTCTAAAGATTACTTTAACTTTAATTTGATCGCCACCTTCATTAACTGACTCTTCCCAAGGTGCTTTCTTCAGAGATACTTTCTTTCTCTCTTCGCCGCGCTCTGGTTCGTCTGCTTTAGCAAGTGCACGTATAACTCTTTTAGCGTCATCGTCTTCATTAATCGACTCATACATTTCATCAGCAAGATCTTTACCATACTTTTTAGTAAACTCTGTCTTTGTCATTGTTTCCGAATCACCAATGAGTTTATCACTCATACGACCTTCTTCGATATTTTCAATTTCTGGTTTATTGTTCATTACCGCTGAATAATCTTCCATGTCACTGTCACCTGGCATTTCGTCATCTGACGGTAAGTTCATGTCCATGCCCATTGGTGCAATGTCTGTTGACGTTGATCCATCAAGTTCTAGGGTATGCATTCTTGCTGATAATGATTCTGCCATACGTGTGTATGCATCATATGATTTATTATGTTGATCTGCAAAAGTTAATGCCAAATCATGAACCGCATCACGTGGATTTTTGCCTGATGATAATTCTGATATTAGTTGTTCAGTTGCTCTATTTAAATAATCTTCAAATGCGTCATTTGAGATTACAAAAGATTCAATTAGTTGTGACAGTTTCATTTTAATCTACCTTATCGTTTAATCATTGGGATTTTTACTGGAGTTGTGTAAGCAAGGTTGCCTACATCTGCACTATAGCCCATCTTTGATTTCTTTTTCTTTTTAGTGGCAGGCTTTTTTGCATACACACTTGCATTTGGATCACCCGCACCCAATCCCATGGGAACACTAGCAAATGCTCCGGCAAAGTTTTCAGATATGATCTCATTTATTTTCATAATAGTATTTATCAAATTAAACAGATAATGGATGCGAATAAAATCGCATCCATTTAACTTGCTACA